GTTGTGTTTAACGAAATTCAACCACGAGATGATTCTCCAAATCGTGCACACTTTGTCAACCATTGAGCTAACCAGTGTAGACGTTGAAGTTCCAACTGGCACTTATGATATGCTCAATTCAAGACACACCGTAGTTTCTGGTCTCAGGTACAGGGTTCATTGCATGCCCGGAACCTGTGGAGCAGCTATCGTCAGAGCCGACACTAAGGCCGTGCGGAAAGTTATAGGTATGCATGTGGCTGGCCAAAGGAATAAAGGTGTGGGATATGCAGAAACCTTGACATATGAGCCAATAATGCAGGCTATTGAAAGGCTGTCTGGAGCTATCATAAGCGCATCTGCATTAGAAAAGGAGGTTGATCTTTGTGAGAAACACTGTGTTGTTGTGACTGGCAAAGGGAACCTGGGACTCATTGGGGTGCTAGAAAAGCACTGTGTTCCTAATGTGCCAACAAAGACTACTGTTGCCAAGAGCATTATTCATGGAATGATTGGAGAGGTTCGAACTGAGCCGAGTATACTCTCCACGTGGGACAGACGTCTTGGTGACAAAAGAGGTTCATGGGACCCAATACTCGAGGCTGTGAAGAAATATGGGGTCCCCACTATTCCTTTCCCAACACGTGAAATTGAAGAAGTAGAAAACCATCTCTGTATCGTCTTCCAGAATCTAGAAAACACAATGAGAAAAAGGGAGATAAATAACTTGGACGTTGGAATAAATGGCATCGACATGAGTGATTATTGGTCTCCCATTGAGATGAAGACGTCTGCTGGCTATCCCTACGTGTTACACAAACCGGCAAATGCTACTGGGAAAGGGTGGATCTTCAAAGAGATTGAGAGCTATGCATCTGGCAGGAAGAGGTACGTTATTGATAATGATGCCTTCCTAGAGAGCTTTGAAACGATGCAGGCAGGGATTCTAAGAGGGGATGCCCCTAGAATCACTACTATGGAGTGTCCGAAGGATGAACGTAGGAAGCTCAGCAAGATTTACGATTCGCCAGCAACAAGAACGTTTACGATACTGCCACCAGAGATTAATATTCTTTTCAGGATGTACTTTGGTGACTTTGCAGCGATGGTGATGGCGACACGCTTTGATCACTTCAGTCAGGTGGGTATTAACCCTGAATCTATGGAATGGTCGGAATTGATGATGAATTTTAAACGCGTGGGCAGCCATGGGTTTGCTGGTGACTATGCCAAATTTGATGGGATTGGTTCTGCTGAGATCTACCACTCCATAGTAAATGTTGTTAATCATTGGTATGATGATGGATCAGATAATGCCAGAGCTAGACATGCC